ACAATCTCCGCGCTAAACGCACGTTTCATCCGATCCACCCCAATATCCCCGGCAATGCCAGCATTCGCCAAGAGTTCCCGGCTGGCATATCCACCCGGTCCATTTCGCAACTTGGTCCCGTCCGGCTTTTGGTACTCGATCCAGCCAGCCTCCGCGTTGGCGTCCACAGCGGGCCAGGGCATCAGGGCCGGGATGAATGCGTGCGCTGGGCATTGACCGCCCTGGCGTTGCGCGTCCAATGGAAGGTCGCAGCCGAACTTTGCGCATGACCATCGACCGTCGCCATCCATCTCCGGAGTGGCATGGGCGCAGGTGCGGCAGGTGGCCTCTGGGATCTTGCCCTCGTGGCAAACGGCGCGGTGATCACACCATCGACACTGATACCAGTCAGGCCGCTCGCTGAGCTTTGCCGGAGGTTCCGGGGCCTGGATGATGCGAGCCGCTTTGTCGATCAGGACTTGAGCAGCAGCCGTGTCGGCATCGGTGCGCACGCTGATTGTGTGGCGTCCACCCGCGCTGGCACATGTAAGGTAATGCCGTTCCATTCCGCTGTAGTGCATGTAGAGCAGTCCTTGCGCGTGATACACCTCGTCCCAGGCGGCAAGGGACTGCTTCTCGCCGTTGTCCTGCTTGAGCTTGATCAACTTGGCCTGCTTTTTCTCGTCGGTCTGTTTGTGCTCCCAGATGTGCCACCGCTTCGGAGCCTGGAGCAGTCCCTGTACCATGCCGTCCGCATGGCCGCGGAAGTGGCCAGCGAGGTCGCTGAATCCGAACTGGCCGCCTGTGCGCGGGTCGGTGGTGTAGAGGGTGACTCCGGGCACCAGGCGCAATCGCTCGGCCTGCACGTCTTCGCCGCGGTGCCCGTCATCGAACCGCTTGAGCGTGGCGGCGTCGAAGGTCTTGCGCGAGCACCAGCGAAAGCCGTACCACAGTTCCCGGAAGCATGGTCGCCCAATGCTGGACATGCCGAGGTATGGGCGGTGCGGTTCGGCGTTGCCAAGCGCCTCGAGGGCGGCATCTGCCGCCTCGAGGGTGGGATCTCGTTCAATGATTGGCAGAGAGGCCATCAGCTATCGCTCACGCAGCCTTGCCGGCCCACGGGGGCTGAGCGGACTGCTGTTCGCCCTGGGGCTGAGAGGCAGGGGCCTGTTGCTGCTGCGGGGACTGGGCTGCCGGTTGCTGCTGCCAGGGCATCGCCTGCTGTTGCGGTGCGGGCTGCGTGGCAGGCGCATGGTAGACCGGCTGAGCGTTGCCCACCTGGGCGCCACTGGCCGGCTTGTAGCCGCCGATCTCGTTCTTCGGGCCGAACTGCGGGTCATCGACGAACTTGACGCGGACCTTGAGCGGGATGTTATGCAGTTGGGTGCTGTCCTGCACCTTGAGCACGTTGACCGCGTGGCAGATTGCGCTGAGTTTGCGCTGGGCGATCTCAACTGTCTTGTTGTTCGGGTGGTCAAGCATCAGACGGTCCCACAACAGGCGCTGAGCATAAGGCCCGTCTACCACCTGCAAAGTCATCTCCAGGTATTGGCCGGTGCCGTTTTTGGTAGGCTTCATTGCGCTGTCGATGATCATGGCGATGTAGTCGCCTGCCGGCAGCGGGTCGAATCCGGTATCGGGGTTGACTTGGGTACTGTCGAAGGTTTGTCCGAGATTTGCCATTAGGCTGTCCTCTTGGTCTGGTTGGTCGGTTGGGTTTTCGGGTTCTGTTGGGTTGCGGCGACCATCGCGTCAGCGAATGTCTGCCAGGAAAGTGGCAGCGTATCGGGCAGCCCGTAGCGGTTCTTGGCGATGTAGGCAGGCTTTTCGACCAGGTGGAGCAGGCGCTCTCCGGTGCCGACGCCGCGGCTCACCTTCTGGTTGAAGCCAACCTCCGCCTTGACCACATGCGTGCGCCAGTTGGCGAAGCCGATCACGTCTGCACGTTCGTACAGGAGCTGGAATGCCCTCTTGTGCAGCTTGATCTGGAATCGGTCGAAGGGCTCCACCTCGGGGCTGTCGAACCGAGTAACATCCGAGTGGGCGATCAGGACCGGCGTCAGGCCCTTGTCGTCACGCAGGGCGGTCATGCCCTGGAGGAACTGCGCCCAGTAATCCAGGGCCATGACGTACCCCTTGCCAAACCCCAACCCCTCGATGGAATCCTGATTGTGGTCCTGGGCTACCTGCTTCCAGATCAGCGGCTCCAGGGCAGACAGCGAGTCGATCACCACGGTGCTGTAGTCGTGCTGCTCCTGGTACAGTGCGCCTAATGCTCCGAGCACGTCGCCCCATGTCGTGGCGACCGGGAAGGCATCCGGGCCCAGGCTGCCCAGGCCATCTTCCGTGCGGATGAAGATCGGAGCCGGAGCCGCAGCGGCGAACGTTGTCTTGCCAATGCCTGGCGTCCCGTGGATGGTGATGACTGGCGGCTTGCTGGCACCGCCTTTCTGGATGCTGGAGAGCGAGATAGCCATTACGCTGCCTCCTGCTTCTGCGGCAGAAGGTCGACCTTGACCGATGCCTTGGCCGGCTTGGTGACGATGGCTTGGCAGAAGGCGCGGTAGGCATCTGGGTTAGCCTTTTCGCAAGCCCTCAATCCGGCCAAGCTCAGGCTAGGCTTGTACTGGATGACCTGTTCATAAATCGCCTGCGGCACCTGGCTCTGCACGTCTGCCAGTGCGTCCTGGATCAATGATCTGTTGAGCTTGGCCGTGGTAGTTACCTTGAACCAGTCTGTCTTGGCGCTCTGGCTGCCCTCGTCGCCCTTGAGCCCGACAAGCAGGATCAGTCTCTCTTCCAAGGCGACCCGCTTATTGCGGGCCTGATCTTCGGCGTCCTTGGCTTCCCGGTACGCTTGGGCAGCCAGGTCGATCTCAGTTGGTTGGTTGTTCATGCGGCCTGGATCTCCTGTCTCTTTCGGTTAAGTCGTTCATCGCGTTCAATGGCCTGCAGCAAAAGCCTGGCTCCGTCGACGTAGTAGAGGGATTCCTCCCAATCGCCGATTGCTGTGTATTCGGATGCTTTGCGGATCGCATCGCGCAAGTGCTGCAGTCGCATCTGATGTTCCTTGTTCATGTCGCCACCTTCGTTCGAGTCTTTGGGAGCTTGAGCGGAGTCCACCCGCGCTGAGTGTCGTTGAACCGATGCAGTATCTTTGCGCAGTGATTTTCGCAATCGGCTTTGTTGCCGCTGCGCCGACCGGCGCAGTGCTCAGCACCGTCTGGACCGTAGATCATGTAGGACCAGTAGCCCTTGGTCTTCGCCGCAACAACCGAGTAGCTGTATTGGCCGTTGGATCTGGGTATCCTTGGCTTTGCCATCAGGCTGCCTCCGGTCCAGTAGGCAACGTGCCGACAAACTGCCGCTTGTGGCGCGGCAGCCGAACCACGTTGCTGTTGCCGTGCTGTTCGGCGTTGATCGGGTAGCCTTCAAGCGAGCCTGTCTTGCCCATGCGCAACGTCAGGCCAATCTGGCGCAGGGCAGTCGTTAGGTTTATCAGAGGGAAGCTGTCGTCTACGGTCAGGATGATCTGCTTCATGTTTCGTCTCCTTCTCAAATCAGTATCCAAGTGGTGAGGAAGATGACGGCGATGGCCGCTGCACTCCACCGTTATCGCACCAGATCCAGAACCTCGGTAAAGGCGTCCCGGCGCCCGTCGTAGTATTCCGGGTAGTCGCTCTGGCCTGCTCCCCAGCATTCCTGCCGCGCTTCTAGCAGGCGCTTTGTCAGTTCGGTATTTTTGCGACTGTTCCAGACGGTGGCGGGCGCTGATGCCTTGCACCTGGCGCACTCGATGGCGTCAAATTCGCCGTCTTCGTAACACCATTCGGTAATGTGCGTTTCCGTGTGTCCGCAAAACGGGCAAGGTTTATTCATCGCTCACCCCCATCATGTCCACGGTGGACAGGTGGGCCGCTTCGCGCAGCGACTCCAACTGATCCTGTATGCCGCGCAGTTGCGCGGCCCGCTCGCGTGTCACGATGACGACGCCGCCGCCCCAGTCTGGCAGCAGGATAAGGCCCGCCGCTGCGGCGGCCTGGCTGGCTTGCGCCACCGTTATTTCTGGATGGAATCTAATCATTTTCCGACTCCTGTCTTTAGTAGTGCCGGCGCCTGGTCGCCCCGCGTCTCTGCCATTTCTGCTCGTGACGTGGCTTCGTCAATGGCTTGTTGCAGGCGATCCAGCTCGGCACGCAACTGCGGTGCCGCCATGGCATCGAATTTCGCTTGCAATCGGTCGAGTCGTGGCATGGTGCAATCCTTTTAATGCCGCATATCGTTCAGCGCGTTTTCGGCAATCGCCATGGATTTGAGCACAATGGATATTTTTGCAAACAAGCCGCTGTCGTCTTTTTCGACAGCGAGTCTTTCAAGCGTTGATACTGCGCTTTGAGCAGATCGCAGTTTTGCGAGTGCGGAAGACAAAGCCGATTCAAATAGGTCGATGTCGTTTTTTATTGCGTCGGGAGAGTAATAACCGCCACCGTGGGGTGAATGAATCACAACAGGGGCGTCGACTTTTTTCCCTGCGGTTTCCGTTTGGACTTCGACGCGGACAGCGCGGACCAGTCTTCGTATCTGGTTTTTTCGGTATTCCTCCGCGGCGATTTGATCGTCCCATTCCGGGATAGGGTGAAGCGGCGAATCGTACGGCCTCGCTTCGTCAAGCAGGACGGTGGTTTTTACCACCCCGTCACGCTCAGTGATTCGCTCGATTTCCGAGCCAACTATTTCCGCTGAGACGGGGCATCGATACCCCTTTGTGAAGCTGTATTTTTTCATTGTCTGTTACCGTGTTTACTGTTGTTTAAGTCCCCTGCCTGCCATGCCCAGCCGCGCCGAGCCCCGCCATGCCCCGCCCTGCCTGCCAAGCCATGCCGCGCCAAGCCCTGCCACGCCCAGCCACGCCGGGCCCTGCCTGCCACGCCCAGCCACGCCAAGCCCCGCCCCGCCTTGCCGCGCCCCGCCTTGCCCCGCCTGCCGCGCCGCGCCGGGCCCCGCCAGCCGAGCTAGACGACTTCAAACCGCCCATATTCCCCGCCCTTCTCAGGGCGCCACTCGTTGAGGCCAACGCCAAACCCTGCACGGTTGACAAGGTTCACGATGTCGTCGATCCGCAGCAGCTCCGCGTCATACTCGACCTCGAAGGACAATCCCCACTCGCGGAACTCGGGGCGATAGCGCAGATCGGCAGCCCCAGCACCCACCCGAACGCAGTCTTCACGCATGACAGGTTCCGAACACGTCATTTCCAAAACGCCGTTGTCATCGTTGCACCGGATGAACAGGGCCTTGCGGACCATGGTCTTCTCGATGCCCAGGTCTTTGTGAGCGGCGGCGATAATGGCGGATTTCAGCGCAGTGACCGGAATGCCATAGTCACCGCCAACCGTCAGATAGGTCGCCGCTTCCATTTCGCCCTGCGGGTCGCGTGCTTCGCGGGCCTTCGTCTTCCGGCCCTCGCCCTTTTCGCGCATCTGGCGCAAGGCTTTGTCGGACCATTTGTGCTGGATCAGCGGCGTTACCCCGCGGATGGTGAGAACCGCGCTTTCCCGGCTGATCGGATTCAAGTTGACTGTCGTTGCCATTTGTCTTTCTCCTGTTTTCGCCCATTGCTCAGGCTGGGCGATTGCCTGGTTTTTGATGGTGCCTGGATTCGGCCCCAGGCTGGCCCTGCTGCTGACACCGCCATTGGTCGCCCCGCGTTCACCTGTCCCGATCCGGCGGGGCTGTTTGGGCGGCATGTACAAAATGTACACGAGCAACGCGCAGAAAGCAAGTACATAATGTACGCTAATAAAAAACAGCTTCCGAAGATGTGATTAGAAGCGTATCAGTTGGTATCGACTGGCTCGGTCGCCGGGTCTTCCGCTGCCAGGCCGCGTAGCATCTTCATCGCGTAGCCGCGCTGATCTTCTGGGATCTTGCGGAGCAGATCGAGAAATTGCGTCTCGTCGTCATTGCGAGCAAAAGATGGATCGTCTTCGATTAGCTCAGATAGTGACATATCCAAGTCCTTGGCTAAGTTGCGCAGCATCCCTGGCTTCGGGCTCCGCCGTCCATTTAAATAGTGGCCAACGCCAGAAGGGGACAGGCCGAGTGCCTTCCCGATCTCGCCGTATGACAGGCCCTTTTCCTGCACCCGTCGCTTTGCCTTCACATGCCAAGGTATGTCCATACTTATAGTTTACGTTGGCACGTCCTGGTGCTACGTTCCATAGTGTACGCCTCTACAGGCTCATAATATGAGTCTAACTTGCAATTGGAGCGTACATTATGTACTCTTGCGATTATCATGAAAAATTCGCCATTCATTGAGTTCGTCGAGTCGGTCGGCGGTGACGACGCCGCTGCAGTACTGCTCGGCATTTCCAGCCACACAGTGTCCGCCTACCGTCGCGGCGTCCGCGGCGTGTCTCTGGATATCGCCAGGGATGTGGAGCGGTTGTCCGGGCGAAAAATCAGTCGTCTTGACGTGCTGTATCCCAGCGAATCCGAGCAAGCCGCATGATAAACCGAGTTTCATCGTGGTCTCGTCTCCAGCCACTTCGGTGGTAATTGCGCCGGCATGCACATCGCATGCCGGCATTTTTTTCGACACTATTATCCGATTGCGGGAGGTGGCCTGATGGATGACGCCGACAGAGCACAGATCAAGCAAGAGCGTCAACTGGATCGGGCCATCGCCGCGGCACGCGGTGTGCGTGGCACAACGGTGCGGGTGACTGAGTGCGTGGAGTGCGGCGAGGCCATCGAGCCGGTGCGGGTGGATCACGGCTTTGCCACATGCGCGGAGTGTGCGCGATGGCTGGAGCGGCTGCGCCTTGGCGGCGCTGTCTGACCGGCGATAATGGCGATACTTCCGCGCATGGAATCCAGCGGCAGTCCACGGATACCCGGTGAGGCGGAGTCCGGCTCGCCACTGGATTACGCGCTGCGCTATGCGGATCTCGGCTGGCAGGTGTTCCCGGTACACAGCATCGCCGATAGCGGCGGATGCACTTGCAAGGCAGCGGATTGCCCGCGCCCAGGGAAGCACCCCGTCCGTGAGCTGGTGCGCGACGGACTCAATTCAGCGTCCGCCAATCCGGCGCTGATCCGTGCATGGTGGGGCAATGCGCCATGGGCCAGTATCGGCGTGCGCACGGGACCAGAGTCGGGCATCTGGGCGCTGGACGTGGACACGGCCAACGGCAAACCGGGCGATGACACCCTCGCAGACTTGGTGCGACAGCACGGCAACATCCCATCTACGGTGGAGGCGATCACCGGCAGCGGCGGGCGCCACCTGATTTTTGCCTACCCAACAACCCATCGTATTGGCAGCAGCACGAACAAGCTCGGGCCCGGGCTCGATATCCGCGGGGCGGGCGGCTACATCATCGTGGAACCGTCGAAGCATGCGAATGGCCGGGGCTACGCATGGGAGGGCAGCAGCGATCCACTGGAGGGCGTGCCCACGGCACACGCGCCGCTATGGCTGCTGAATCTGCTGCACGAGCAGGCCGATGCCAGCCCGGCGGCGGCGGACGACACCGGCCTGTCCATCGATGCGCGGCAGGTTCTTGAGCTGCGCCAGGCTCTGAATTACCTGGACCCGGACGACTATACGGCATGGGTTCAGGTCGGCATGGCCCTGCAGTCGAGCGGCGCCGGCAACCAGGCGTTCGGGCTGTGGTGCGAGTGGGCAACAGGCTCAGATAAATTCGACGCGAAGGTATCGCGCAAGAAGTGGGCGTCGTTCGTCGATAAGCCCGCCGGCATCCAGATCAGCAGCATTTTCGCATGGGCCCAGGCCCAGGGCTGGGTGAACCCGGCGAGCCGCGAGGCACAGGCATTCGAGCAAGCTACCGGCATGAGCATCGAGCAGGCGAACAAGCGCCAGCCAACGCCGGAAGTGATTGTCCCTGATCGCATCGGCATGGAGCCGTTCCCGGTTCCGGGTCTCGATGAGGTATGCGGGTGGATCGATGCTGGGGCGGCGGTCAGCTACCCGGTGGTGACACAGCATGCGGCACTGTGCCTTGCATCGGTCGCTGCCTCGCGGCTCTACATCACGCCGCAGGGCGACCCGCTTAGCCTGTACCTGGGTGTGGCAGGGCGCAGCGTAGGCGAGCTGCGCTATGCGCATCAGGCAATCTATCGGGCGATGTCGGAAGCCGGTCTGCGGCGCATGGTGCGCACTACCCGGCTCACCAGCCCACAGACCATCTACAAGACGTTGATGCGCTCACCTGCCAGCGTCTATCTGTCAGACGACTATGGCGGCATGTCGGCATTTGCCAAGCGGCAGCCAAGCGGGCTGCAGGAGCAGGCACTCGCCACACTGGCCGCCATCCACGGGGGGGCGCCCGTGCAGTTGGATAGCCCAGAAGAGGCTGGACTGAAACAGTCCAGCGTAGGCGACGACCAGCCGGTGATCCAGTCCCCGTCGTTGTCCATGTTCGCCCTGGTCGGCTGGGACCACCTAGTGACTCTGTTGCGGGCATCTGAATTAGGCCGCGGTGCGCTGGAGCAGATCCTGCTCGCACTGGGTGACGATGACGAAGCGCAGACCCGCGACCCTGTGGATACGCCGCTACCCGCTTGGCTGCCCGCGCACCTGCAGGGCATTCGACGGGTTCCTAGCGATAGTCATGTTGACCTTGACCTCGGGACCATCTTCCAGAGCAACGCCGAGCTGCTCCCGGCTCAAACCGTTGTGCAGTTCCCTCCGCTGACCGGCGCCTATGCGGCCCTCGATGCCGTCTCCCAGGATCGGCGGGTGCGACCATTACTGCTGGCGGCCCGGGGCACCATGCGCCGGGTGGCGGCAACGCTTGCCGTGTGGCGCGATCCGGCCCACCACGTGGTCGACGGCCCGATCCTGGATTGGGCAGGGCGCTACGTGCGGGCCAGGATGGCGGATCTGGTGGAGCAGTTCGAAACGCTGCATGGCGACGATGGGCGCATCACTCCCTACGACGCGGTGCTGGCGAGGGTCCATGAGGCTAAGCACCATGGCATTTCCAGGCGAGACCTGATCAGCGGATGCAAGCCGTTTCGGAACCTGTCCAGCGAGAAGCGGGGCGAACTGCTGGAGCAAATGCTCAGCGACGAGATGGTCTTTGAAGTCGAGACCAAGCCTGTCCGCGGGCGGCCTGGGAAAAGACTTGTGGCAGAAAAGTACGTGAAGCGGGAGGGGTTGACCGTTAATTGTGCTGACCAGTGCTGACCTTGGCGGTCAGCGCATATAAGTCAGCAATACCAATGCCTAGACGAATTGTGCTGACCGCTGACCGGGGTTGCAAAATCCAATCCCGGAAATAAGGAAAGTAATATTAAAAATAAAAATATATATAAGGGGTCAGCGGTCAGCACAATTCACAAGAGGCTGAAATATAAAAAGAAAAATGTGCTGACAATGTGCTGACCTCGGTCAGCGGAATTCAACGAAAAACGTAACGAAACGTAACAAAAGGCGAGATCATGGCCAATGGCGCGAAAATCATGCACCTGGATGGTGCAAAAATGGGTCAAGAGCCGGGTATCACCTTCACTGAGGGGCAGCAGGCGGCCTATAACACCCTGCTGCGATTCGCCAGGGGAGAGACTGATCACTCCCTGGCCGTGCTGGAGGGATACGCCGGTACTGGTAAGACGACCTTGATCGGGAGGCTGCTGGCTGATCTGAGCGATACCACGCTTGCCGTGGCAGCGCCCACGAACAAGGCGGTGCGTGTGCTGCAGGAAAAGATCCTAGAGGCGGGCGTTGGCGTCGATGCCGCGCCTTTGGAGCCTGGAGACCGGAACCGCAGGCAGCCACGGCCAGGAGCGGTATCGTTCGGGTCGATCCATTCCTTCCTCGGCTTACAAATGAGCGAGCGAGAGGACGGAACCCAGGAGTGCAAGCAGGCGCGTGACCCGAGCATCCACGAATACGCGCTTGTGGTGGTGGACGAGTGCAGCATGATCGGCATGGACCTGTTCCAGCGCATCGCAATCAGCAAGCGTGATGCGCTGGTGTTGTTCGTGGGCGACCCTGCCCAGCTCCCGCCAGTGGAGCCAGGCGAGAGCATCAGTCCGACATTTAGCCGTGTGCAGCTCAAGGCAGTACTGACTGAAGTGGTGCGACAGGCGGCGGACAATCCGATCATTTCCCTGTCCGTGATGATCCGTAATGCCATCGAGGCGGACCGGCGCGTGGATGCGTTGGCTATGGCTTCCGCCTTGCCGCCATTGCCTGCCAAGGCTGGACTGGTGGTCGGGGATGCGGCAACGGTGACGCAGTTCGCCCTGTGGGAGATCCGCGAGGGGCGTGATGCCCGCGTGGTCGCGTTCACCAATGCCGCCGTACAGGCTTACAACTACCGTATCCATGAGGCCCTGCACGGGATCACTGATCGTCCGTTCGTAGTCGGAGAGCGTGTGATTGTGCATCAGCAGTGCGATGCGCTGCAGGTGGATGATAACGATCACCAGGCAGGGACCAAGACGACTTTGATCACCAGCGAAGAGGCGACCGTTCGTCGCGTTGTGGAGCATCGGCACCCGCTATGGGATGAGGTGCCTGCCTGCAAGCTGGTTCTGGAGCGCGATAGCGGGGCGATGGTTGCCGTCTTCATGGCGGATCGTCCATCCGATATAGAGCAGGCAGTCGCACAGAGTTTCGCCGAGTGGCGTCGGCTCAATGGCGAGGCCGATGCGCTGGTGACTAAGGGCTTGCATCGGGAGGCAGACGCTAAACGCCAAGAAGCCAAGAGAGCCAGCGGCAATGCATGGGCGCTGCGGCGGGCATTCGCGCCTCTTCGCCATGCCTACGCGATCACCGCGCACAAGTCACAGGGATCCACTTTTGACACCGCAGTTGTGGACCTTGGCGATTTGACCAAGATGCGCAGTGCATTTCAGTTCAACCGAGCGCTCTACGTGGCGGCTACAAGGGCTTCTCAGCATTTGGCTATCGTGGCGTGAGTGCCATTGAAGAAAAATTGGCCCTGCATATCCGCGCCACGGGCCTGCCGACACCGGAGCGTGAGGTCCGGTTTCACGCGACACGAAAATGGCGCTTCGATTTCGCCTGGCCGAGTCGGATGCTTGCTCTGGAAATAGAAGGCGGGACACACCGCCGTGGCAGACACACGAGCCCAGAGGGCTTTGAGCGTGACTGTGAGAAGTACAACACTGCGGCGTTGGGCGGCTGGACAGTGCTTCGGGTGACCAGTGACATGGTGCGTGATGGGCGTGCGCTGGCTTTGATCGAAGAGGCATTTTTAGATGTGTCGACGAGATGATCAATTCGAGAACATGCTGAGAGACTGGGGATATCGCAGGCGCCTGCGTGTGCCTGGCTTGTCATACCAGGCATCAACGTTAGAGGCTAGGATTATGGATAATGTGCCCGCCAGCGGCAAACCGTCTGGTAAGCTGCCGAGGTACTTCCAGGCGGAGAGAGGGATCGTGGTCCTCGATAGGGCGATTTGTGAACTTTCTCCTAGACGAAAGCAGTTGATGCGGTTGCGGTACGAAGATCAATTAAAGGACGCCGAAATCAGGCAAATTTTAGGATGCTCAGTGGCCCATATCCACACGCTGCTTAGGGAGACGAAGGCTTGGCTACGGGCTCAGCTTGGCTTCGAGCTGGACTAAATCTGACATGCGCCATTACATTGACTCTAGAGTAAAAAACCGCTATATTCGGGTTAAATCAATAGAAGCAGAAATCCCAGTAACCCGCCGCGAGCGGGTTTTTTAATGCCCAATCGCCCACCAAAACCTTGCGCGAACGCTGGCTGCGGATCGCTTGTCTTAGGACGGGACAGGTACTGCGACAAGCACAAGGCCGACCACTCATGGAACCACAAGAAGAGCCGGCAGGATCGCGGCTATGGGCGGCAGTGGGAGAAGCTACGCAAGCGCATCCTGATCAGGGATAGCTACCTCTGTCTCCCTTGCTTGCGGTCAGGTAGGACAATACCGGCAACACAGGTTGATCACATAGTGGCCAAGGCGCACGGTGGCACGGACGACGAGAGCAACCTGCAATCGATCTGCGAACCGTGTCATCGGGCGAAGACGGCGACGGAGTGACCGAAGGGGAGGGCGGGTCAAATCTCTGGAGACTGAGACTCTAGGAC